TGACCTTTCCCAAATTGAGCCAAGGGTTCTCGCATACCTTGCGGACTATCACTCGCTCCTCAACATTTTTGCTTCGGGAAAAGATGCGTATGCGGCGTTCGGTGCGCAGATGTTTGGGATACCAACACTCAGTAAAGAGACGCACCCCGACCTCCGTCAGTCAGCCAAGTCAGCACTACTCGGTTGTGGGTATGGAATGGGTTGGGCTTCATTCTCTGCACAACTCCTTACAGGCTTTCTAGGCGCACCGCCCACAATGTACGACAAAGCGTTTGCCAAGCAGTTGGGGGTAACTACACAAGATGTACATGACTTTATTGGTTGGGAAAAGAACATGGAGATGATGCGTGCTATACCGCATACCTGTTCCGAGAAAGAATTGCTGATTCATTGTCTCGCCGCCAAGAAGATCATTGATAAATACAGGGACGCCGCTCACCCAGTAGTTGACCTATGGGATCTGTGCAACTCGTTGGTGAGTCATAGCCTATCTAATGGTAAACCCTATGAGCATAAGTGCCTAACTTTTGACAAAGAGCGTATAATCTTACCTAGTGGTCTTGCTTTAAAGTATCCTGAGTTAACTGGTCATGCCGATGAAAAAGGGCGTATTCAGTGGTCTTATGGCGCCGATATTAAGTCCACTCGCAAGCTGTATGGCGGTAAGATAGTAGAGAACGTAGTACAAGCGGTAGCAAGATGTGTGATGACGGATGGCATGCTCAGGATACAGAAGAGGTATTCCTGCGTATTAACTGTGCACGATGAGGTTGTGTGCCTAGTGCCTGAGAATGAAGCCGTAGAAGCAGAAGCATGGGTATTGGAACAGATGGTCAAAGAACCTTCGTACATGCCCGGCATACCTTTAGATGCTGAAACAGGATGTAACAAACGATACGGAGAAGCTAAGTAATGCACGAAATCAACGATGTGCTAACACCCAAAGAACTAAAAGCCTTAACAATGCGTGAAGCAGGCTATACGTTTGTAAGAATGAAAAAAGAGTTTGGCGTGAGCGCCACAGGGGTACAAAGATACTACCAGCGAGCCCGCCGTAGGCAAGAAGAGTGGTTGGACTTTAATGTAGTGCATAAAGATATGTTGTTTGAACTGGTACCAATAACTAATCAAATCAAGGAGTTATGCAAATGAAGATACCAAAAGAAGTAACCATAGGGCGAACACCCCATCTGGTATGCACGAAAAAGCATCTAGTGGTTGGCAAGACGTTGTGCAGAGGGTCTTTTAATGAAGAAACCCACACCATAACCATAGCCCAAGGCAACACCGAACGTGGTTATGTATACAGCGCGGATGAGCGAAGTAATACGTTTTGGCATGAGCTTACCCACGCAATTCTATATGATATGGGGTGCACACTAACGCACAACGAGAAGTTTGTTAATGAGTTTTCCAACCGCTTACATCAAGCTATTACAACTGCGAGGTTTTAAATGGATATAAAAGTCGAGTGCCTTAAAGAGAACAAAGATGGGTCAGCAGATGTGCTTGTTCACTTCGATAAAGAAGGTTTGGAGTTTTTGGTTCAAGAAGGTATATTAGCCATACTCAAGCAGTTCATCGAACAAAACAAGAACGCTCAAGCTGGCATAAAGATGCGCAAAAAGCTAAATAAAAAAGCAAAAAATAATGGGTGAATACGAACCTCAATGGAGTGACGAAGAGCAGACTATGGTCGACCTGATGAAGCTGGCTGGGTATGGGGTAGTGCCTGACATCAGTCGAGATCGCACCACCATCCACCTACATTTACCTCACACAGGCGCACCGCTTTTGTTTACGGCAGATACCGAGTATGAAGCAATCCGCAAATGTTTTAATGCTTGGGATAAACGTCATGCCGAAGATTAAATGGTCACACTCAGGTCTTAAGGATTACGAGGGCTGTGCAAGACGTTTCCACGAAGTCAAGGTGCTGAAGAACTTCCCATTCACAGACACAGTTCACACCGTATACGGCAAGCAAGTGCATGAGTCTGCTGAACTATACGTACGGGATAACGTACCACTACCGCCCGAACACGAGTTCGTAAAACCAACCCTTGACGCATTACTTAAAAAGACAGGGCGCAAACTACCTGAGCACCAAATGGGCTTGAAAGAAGACCTAACACCTTGCGATTTTAATGACCCTGATGTATGGGTGCGTGGTATTGCTGACCTACTTATCATTGATGACGATGGTTTAAAAGCTAGGGTAGTGGACTACAAGACCGGCAATAATAGATACCCTGACCGAGACCAACTAATACTGATGTCTTTAATGGTGTTTGCCCACTTCCCCCACATACGCCAAGTTAACTCTGCTCTGCTGTTTGTTGTCAAGAACACGATGGTCACGCAGACGATGACCGTAGAAGAGAAGAATTTCCATTGGCAACTGTATCGGGAAAGGGTAGCAAAACTGGCAGCATCCTACGATAATGATGTTTGGAACCCAACAAGTACACCCTTATGTGGCTGGTGTCAAGTAAAGGGTTGCGAATTTAACCCAAAACACTAAGGCAAATCATGGCAACTAAACGCAACTACGCACAAGAATACGCAAACTACGACGGCACAGAAGTCGTTAAGAAGAAGCGAGCACAACGCAACAAAGCACGCCGTATGTTAGAGCGTGAAGGTGCGGTACACAAGGGTGACGGCATGGATGTAGACCATAAGAAACCACTAAGCAAGGGCGGTACAACAGTACGCTCAAACCTTAGAGCCGAACCAGCTACCAAGAACCGCTCATACAAGCGCACGTCAAAGGGGGCAATCAAGTAATGGGTATATCAGACGAGGATTATGCTGAAGCAATACAAAAACAAAAACAGGCTCAGCAAAAACAAATGGAGAAACAAATGGCAAACACAGTACTAACAACGTCAGGAACAATAAACGCAAACAACCTTACTACAAGCACTATTGCAGGTACGTGGGCAGTTCAAGAACCCTACGGCACGTTTAAGGTGTTGTCAGAAGAAGACCTACGGCATGAAGGCATGAAGGCACCATTGTCTGCACTAGTAGATATGTGGCTTGCTCGTTGGCAAGGAGAGTGGGTTAATGAGAGTGAGTTTCAAGAGGATGATTTTTGGCGTATTGCCATGATTCGTTTAACAGGCGCTAACAAGCTGGAGAAACACAACCTAGCTAACCAACACACATCTGTATACAGGATTATTGAATGAAAAACGAAAGATACAGTACAGGGTGGCATGATCCACGAGGTGTGTTTGGCGATACTAGGATGCCAGTATTTGCTGAAAAATACGGCGATGTATACAAGTACAAAAACAAATGGGGATCACCACTTATGCCAAAAGTAAAAGTAGATGCACACGAGTACGTCACAGAAGCAAAAGACTTACCGATAGAAGCATGTGTAAACATGTGGATTATCAAGTATGGCAATGAAATTATTCAAGCCACCGAAACACTTGGTCAAGGTGAGTTGTTATGGGAGATTGGCAACCGCTTATGGTGGGCTGACCGCATGAAGTACGACCAAGCAAACGATACTTACGAGATCATAGACTAATGCAAATCATAGAAAACAAAGCGTTGCTGTTTAAGACACGCAACCCTGACAAATACAGCATCATTCCTAGAAGCAAAGTTGTCAGCGAGGATAATGGTACGTTTGAAGTAGCGGTGTACTGGGGTTTAGATGAGACGAGAGTGCTCCGCAACTTAGGTGTAAAGAATGTCCCATCACCTATTAACGGCAAGTACACTTGGCCTAGTAGATACAAACCTTTTGTGCATCAAATTGACACTTCATCCTTTTTGACAATGCATCGCAGAGCGTTTGTGTTCAATGACCCCGGTACTGGCAAGACGTTCTCGGCATTGTGGGCGGCTGATTATTTAATGGCACTAGGGCAAGTTCGCCGTTGTTTAATTCTGTGTCCGCTATCTATCATGCACGACGCTTGGGTAAGTAGTTTTGGTAAAAGTATTATCCACCGCTCAGTTGTTGCGGCTCATCATGTACAGGCATCAAGACGTGTTGAAATGGTACAGGGTGATTACGAGTTTGTTGTGGTGAACTATGATGGCTTGAACCTAATTGCTGAAGAAGTTATTGCCAATGGCAAGTTTGATTTGGTTATCGTAGACGAAGCCAACGCATACAAAAACCCATCAACTAAACGCTGGAAGTCGCTTAATAAAATTCTCAAGCCCGACACAATGCTGTGGATGATGACAGGCACACCTTCTGCACAATCGCCTGTGGATGCTTATGGTTTGGCTAAGCTAGTGAACCCTTCAGGTGTACCGAAATTTGCTACTGCATGGCGTGACAAAGTAATGGCTAAGCTGACCAAGTTTAAGTGGGTGCCAAAATCAGGTGCGGCACAGGCAGTATTTGATGCTCTTCAGCCAGCAATACGTTATACAAAAGAAGAGTGTACTGACCTACCGCCAGTATTAACCGAGACCCGAGAAATTCCCCTTACACCTCAACAAGTTAAGTACTACCGCCTACTCAAAGACCGCATGGTTATGCAGGCATCAGGGGAAACCATTACTGCCGTTAATGCGGCGGCGGGTGTATCAAAGTTGCTACAAATTAGTGCTGGTGCGGCGTATACGGATGATCATGAAGTTGTTGAGTTTGACTGTATGCCTAGGCTGAACGTGTTGCTAGAAGTATTGGAAGAAACCAGCCGTAAAGTAATTGTCTTTGCGCCGTTCAGACACAGTATAGAGACCATCCAAACCTTCTTAATAAAGCACGGCATAGCAAGCGAAGTGATTCATGGCGACGTGTCGGTAAATAAACGAACCGATATATTTAAGCGTTTCCAAACCTTGCCTGACCCTCGCATACTGGTAGTGCAACCGCAAGCCGCCTCGCATGGTGTAACCCTAACTGCCGCCGATACTGTGCTGTTTTATGGGCCTGTAATGTCGGTAGAAACGTATTTACAATGCATTGCTCGAGCAGATCGTATTGGTCAGACAGCCACCAACGTAACCGTGATACACTTACAGGGTAGTGAGATAGAAAAGAAGATGTTCAAGCAACTAGAAAAACGTGTTGCAGGGCATGACATTCTATTGAACCTGTACAAAGAGGAAATTAGTTCGTAAGGAAAACCCTATATTGGGTTACAAAGCATCTTTACTGATGTATAATCTTTTACAAAGGAGCATAAAAATGCCAAACGAAGATGAAGCAATACCGCTAGAAACTTTAGCAAGGGTGTACAGAAAAATATACCTAAAAGCACAAGAAGTACAAAAGCAATTAGACAAGCTGGACGAACAGAAAGTTGAACTAAAACTCGCTATGAAAGACCAAATGCGGGAGTTGGGTATTACTTCTGTGAAGACTGCTGGTGGTAACATATCACTCTCTACTAAAACAAGGTACTACACAGACGATTGGGATTCATTCAAAAGTTTTGTGATAGAGAACGATGCAATAGATTTGTTTGAACAGCGCATAGCGCAAAAGAACATGGCTATATTTTTAGAAGAAAATCCCGGAAAGGTTCCGGCGGGGTTATCTTCTTTGTCTGAAAACACCGTAACCGTTACAAAACCAACCAAATAGGAGTAGCAAATGGAGGAATTTAAAGAGGTCAGTTTGGCGCCAGACCAAGCGTTTTATAACGATTTAATTAAAGGTTTTGGCATGATTCTGAGAGCCACTAAAGTTACAAAAGCACAGGCTTTTACCATGTATTTCAATGCGGCAATGAGCATGGTGCCTGATACAGGCATAGACGAAGCGACTCTTGTAAGAATTGTAAAAGAGTCTTTTGAGCATTTTAAATCACAAAAAGAAGTAAAACAGTAACCAACCAAATAGGAGCAGTAACATGGGCGAATTAGCCAACTTTAATGCAACACAAGCACCATCCTTTGCACGCAAAGGTGAATTATCATCACTAGCCAAGAGCCTCGCAGGGGGTGGTATTGGTGGCGGTGGCAAACGTATTTCTATCAAGGGCGGTGTATTCCGTTTGATGGCTGACGGCAAAGAAATTACCTCTATTGATGATCGCCACCTTGACGTTGTTATCGTTAATGCCGCACCAAAAATCAGTCGTACATACTACGCTGGCACATACGAAGAGGGCAATACCTCAGCACCTAATTGCTGGTCTGCTGACGGTGAAACACCTGATGCTAGTATTGATACACCACAAGCATCAAACTGCGCATCATGCCCGATGAATGTTAAAGGCTCAGGTCAAGGCGAATCTAAGGCTTGCCGCTTTTCACAACGGCTTGCAGTAGTGCTAGCTAACGACATCCAAGGCGATGTAATGCAGTTAACCCTAGCCGCTACATCAATCTTTGGTAAAGAAGAGGGCGACAAACGTCCACTACAAGCCTACGCTCGTTACTTAGCGGCACAGAACATCAACCCTGAGACACTTGTAACACGTCTACGTTTTGATACAAAAGCCGCAGTACCCAAGTTGTTTTTCCAACCATTACGTTGG